ATGAAATCATGGGTACCAGATGGTGGCCAATATAATGGTTACTGTATTCAACACTCCGAATCAGTAACAATCTCCGAATACTTCACAACAAAACGTGGCGATTATAGGCCATCTGTTTACTATGTGTATCAACCATCTGATGCCGCTATTGCTTCACTACACGAAATGCGTGGTAATGAATTGGACATTCAAAAAGAACAACGTATTCTCAAAGATGAAATCGTTGATGGCATGGATGAATTGGGTGTATTGTTAATTGGTGATGGCTTCTGCTTCTGGCACGGTTCACAATTAGACATTCATGGCGCTAGAGAATTAGTAGAAGGTGAAAATGCAACATCAATGCAAGTTGCAGGTTCTATGTTGGGTGCCATCGTTTGGATGATTAAGAATCCAAGAAATGGTTATACAGAACCAGAAGAATTACCGTTTGAAGAAATTCTAGAAATTGGTGACCAATATTGGGAACCATTGGTGTCTGTAATGTCTAATTGGACACCAAGCAAGGATACTAACAGTCTATTCTATAAAGAATTTGATGAAAGTAATCCTTGCAAATACGAAAACTTTAGAGTCTGGACTTAATTGGGTACAGCCACAACTCTCTTGACTCCAGTTTGTGGGTCAATCATTTCTTGCCAATGATAACCAACTGGTGGTGCTTGCACGACTGGTTGTTGGACAATAACTGAAGGCTGTTCAACGTATACTGGTGGACGAGCCAATTCATAACCAACAACACCACCAATTAAAGCTGGTGCAACCCAACCCATTCCGTTTCCACGATAACAACAGTAACCGCCATGGTGATGCCATTGTGCGTTAACAGTTCCTAGAATTGTCAAAAGTGATAAAGCTAATAGTAGTTTTTTCATTATAGTCTCCTTTTGTGTATATCGTAGAGATAAGCAACCTCATTGATTCTTGTATGAGTATTTCTGCTTCCCAATACGATAATGATAGAATTATTTAGTTTAGTAACGATACATCCACCAGAAGCAGAAATCCATCCTGTTTTACTTATGGTGAAATCTTTCTTACCAACGAGTGGGTTTGTATTATGATATACAAGTTTTCTTTTCTTTACAGTAACTTCAACGGATGTTTTCTTATCAGCATCTACAATAAATGAATAGTTAGCTGCCGCCTTAACTAAGTTAACCAATTGTTTGGCTGAACTGGTATTTCTCTTATCAAGGCCTGTGGGTTCATACACGATAGAATCGGTCATGTTTAGGTTCTGCAATTTTAAATTCATTACATATACACAAACACCAAATCCACCAGGATATTGTTCACATAGTGTTTGTGCTGCTCTATTGTTACTATTGACCAAGGCCAATTCTAATAGAGTTCTCCTTGATAATTGTGATGGCAAGGCATCTCTGATTTTAGTACTAAGTGGTACTACTTCATCTAAATCCTGTTTGGCATCCAAAACAACCATAGATACAATCAGTTTACTGATACTGGCAATTGGTTGTATTCTATCCTCATTAGATGCATCAAGGACTGTATTCGTGTCCTCATTTGTAATCAACCACGATTTTGCGGTAATTGGTTGCGCTTGGACATTTCCGAGATTAAAAAGTAGGGAGAATAAACATAATATAGAAAAAACAATGCGTAGCAATTTAGGTACTCCTCAGTTATAGTAGACATATTTATTTTACTATCTTTACTACAAGAAAGGCAATTGCTATTCCTATTAACCATACGGCAAAAATTGTTACCATTATAATTTTAAATGGTAATTCTAGGAAAAAATCCGAAAAGGATTGAGTCTCAACAGCTTCATCATTCTGATTGTCGTCTGTATTCTTCATCTTGTCTCTTTATTTCTTCATTCATCTGTTGTAATTCCAACAAACGGATACGTTTACGTTCGGCCTGAGCGGCATGTATTTTATCTGGATCCAATTCTGGCCAGCGTTGATGCCTATCGTGTGATACCCAAGCCATTAATAAGGTTACTGTAATGCCAATAACGAATATAATTCCAGCATAGCTCAGTTCTTCCATATACATTTTAAGTCTGGCTTTTCTTCTTGCTGCTGCTCTAGCATCGGCTTGTAATTTTCTGGTTAGGAGAACCTTCTGTTGTCCACCCATCTCCTTCATCATTTCACTAACATCAGTCCACAATGCACCGAGTTCTGGAGGAGAATTGTAAATCATCATTTCACGCAGTTCAACCGTCATTTGTTCTAATTGTTTTTTCATTATGACAAGTTGTAGGGCTCTGCGTCCTAAACTTTCTTCACCTTCATATATTTCTTCACGGTTCTTACGTTCTTCTTCTTCAATGACAGCCATACACTTGTTCATGTTGTCAAAGAAGTCGCCAAGGTAATTAGCCAACTCTTGGTAAATACCGGCAGTTTCGCCTTGTTTTTTGTTCAGCTCAATTACACGATTCTTTTCTTCAATGTAAGCATTGCGTTGTGTAGTTGTAGCAGGTTTATCAGGTGGGTGGTTGGCATGGAATTGCTCGTCAAGATCCTTGAGGACTGCTTTCACATCCCCAGCGGCACCTTTAATGTCTTTGTATAGTTGACATCCTTTTTTGACAGCAGCAACTGCTCCGTTTGCTAAAGCAAACAGCGTAATTGGATCCATTTGTCCCTTTGCTTGATTGATTTATTAATGGCAAAGATGACAGGGACGGCTTGTGGTCCGAAACGAATTCATATATAATGTTATATTATTATTTATGTGGAGAACATTATGAAAGTCTTGGCGTTGAAATTGATTACTGGTGAAGACCTATTGGGTGAGTTGGAAAGTGAATCGGAGACAGAATTTGTGATTGAAAACCCAGTTGGCATCACGATTGTACGTGGTAAAGACGGTATGCCTAACGTTGGATTCTCACCATTCCCACTCCACGGTGAACAAAAGACTGGTTCAACCATTGCCTTGAGTAAGAAACATGTAGTATACTCTTATACACCAGCTGAAGACTTTGTATCAAATTACAATCAAGTCTTTGGTTCCGGCATTGTTCTTCCTCCAACACAACAAATAATTACAGGTTAATGACAACATTCTATACCAATGTCCAATCTATTGGTAACCAGATTCTATATCGTGGCGTTCAAAACGGTCAACGTGTAAAAGATAGAATCAGTTACTCTCCTTCACTTTACCTTGCCGATAAAAGTGGCAAAAGTCTTTATAAATCACTAGACGGTGTACCTCTCAGACCTCGGAAATTCGATAGTATTGCTGAGGCGAGAGAGTTTGTTAAATCATTCAGAGATGGCCATGGTGATCCAATACCTGGCGCCCCTACAGTTTACGGTCAAGAGAGATATGAGTACTCTTATATTGCGGACGAACATCCAGAGATGGTTGAGTGGGACCAAGACCATGTATCAATAGCAATCATCGATATTGAGGTCGGTTCTGAAAATGGTTTCCCTGATCCATACGAAGCTAATGAACCCATTACTGCCATTTGTATTACCTTTTTGAATGGCAAAACATGGGTCTTTGCCTGTGGTGATTATGAGACACAAGGTGATGAGTTATATGTCAAGTGTAAAGATGAATGGACCCTTTGTAGTAAATTCATGAAGCTTTGGGTTGACCAATGTCCTGACGTTGTGACTGGTTGGAATACAAAGTTCTTTGATATACCATATCTTGTTAATCGGTTTCGTAAGATTCTAGGTGAAAGAGATGCCAAGAAATTGTCACCTTGGGGTTATATCTTTGAACGCAAGACAGTCATTAACGGCAAGCCAATGATTGCCTATGACTTGGTTGGTATTGGTGCATTAGATTATATTGAATTGTACAAATGGTATGCTCCTGGCGGTAAGTCACAAGAGTCTTATCGTTTGGATGCCATTGCTCAAGTAGAATTGGGTGAAGGTAAAATCTCTTATGATGAGTTTGACAATCTACATGCTTTGTATCGGTTGAATCACCAAAAGTTCATTGAGTATAACATCAAAGACGTTGCGTTGATTATCAAACTGGAAGATAAGTTGAAGTTGATTGAATTGGCTTTGACTTTGGCTTATGACACCAAATCAAACTATGATGATGTGTTTGCACAGACTCGTATGTGGGATGCTTTGACATATTCCTATCTGTTAAACAAAAACATCATTGTTCCACCAAGGATCATTAAAGACAAAAATGCAGCCTTTGAAGGTGCATATGTGAAAGAACCACAAGTTGGTTTACATGATTGGGTTGCATCGTTTGACTTGAACAGTTTGTATCCTCACTTGATGATGCAATACAATATTAGTCCTGAGACTCTAATTGAACCAGAAGATTATACGCCTGAAATGAGACAAGTATTGTCACAAGGCGTAACGGTCGATAAATTGTTACTTAAACAAATTAATACATCAAATATGACTGGTTGTACTTTGACGCCAAACGGACAATTTTTTAGGTCTGATAAAAAAGGTTTCTTACCAGAGATGATGGAAGAAATGTATGAAGACAGGAAGAAGTTCAAGAAGTTGTATCTGCAAGCCAAACAAGAGTATGAAAACGAGAAAGACAATTCTAAATTATATGAAATCGAAAAACGAATTGCTAGATACAACAATCTACAACTGGCAAAGAAAGTATCCCTTAATAGTGCTTATGGTGCTTTGGGTAGTCAGTACTTTCGTTTCTACGATTTGCGTATGGCACTCGGTGTCACTACTGCTGGCCAGTTATCCATTCGTTGGATAGAAGCCAAGATTAATGGTTACATGAATAAGTTATTGGATACAAAAGATGTGGACTACGTTATTGCGAGCGATACTGACTCTATCTACCTCCGTCTTGCTGAGTTGGTTAATAAGTTTATCAATGATAAACATAGAGATACAAACAAGGTCATACATTTCATGGATCGGATTTGTGAGGATAAAATTCAACCTTTTATTGATAAAAGTTATCAGGAATTGGCTGAGTATGTCCATGCGTATGCTCAAAAGATGCAAATGAAACGTGAGGCATTGTCCAACAAAGGTGTGTGGACTGCCAAGAAACGATACATTCTTAATGTGTATAACAATGAGGGTGTACAATATAACGAACCACAAATGAAGGTCATGGGTCTTGAGATGATTAAGTCCTCAACACCATCAGCAGTTCGTGATAAAATGAAAGAATCAATTAAGTTGATGATGACTGGTACAGAACAAGAAATTCAAAACTTCATTGCCAAGTTCAGGAAAGATTTCAGTAATCTTCCACCAGAAGATATCTCTTTCCCTCGTGGCATGAATGGCTTGGCCACTTACTCTGATCCTGTTACACTATATAAAAAAGGAACACCAATTCATGTAAAAGGTGCTATTCTATACAACCACAATTTGCGAGAGTTAGGTCTTACCAAAAAGTATCCGTTGATACAAGAAGGTGAAAAGATTAAATTCACCTATCTAAAGTTACCAAATCACTTCAAAGATACGGTGATATCCTACCCATCTCGATTACCTGTTGAGTTTGGGCTTGACAAATATGTTGATTATGATTTACAATTCAACAAGACATTTCTGGAACCCATCAAAGTAATTTTGGATTGTATGAAATGGAAAGTTGAAAAGACAAATTCTTTGGAAGACTTCTTCAGTTAAAAGGAAAAATATGAGTATTCTTGACAAAATTAAAAAGAACAGCAGTATCAAAGAGTCTGCTATCCTAGCGAAATCAAAATTCTTTAACGACAAAGACATGATACCAACAGCGGTGCCAATCGTAAACGTGGCACTATCAGGTAAATTAGATGGTGGTCTAACACCAGGTCTTACAATGTGGGCAGGTCCATCCAAACACTTTAAGACTGCATTTTCTCTATTGATGGCCAAATCTTATCTGGACAAATATGAAGACGCTGCTTTACTTTTTTATGATTCTGAGTTTGGTACTCCTCAATCCTATTTTGACTCTTTTGGCATTGACACTAATAGGGTGCTTCACACTCCGCTTACTGATATTGAACAACTCAAATTCGATGTGATGACACAGTTAACCCAACTTGAACGTGGTGATAAACTAATTATCATTATCGATTCGATTGGCAATTTGGCATCAAAGAAAGAAGTTGAAGATGCTTTGGCTGAGAAATCTGTGGCAGATATGTCAAGAGCCAAACAAATCAAATCATTG